TCAAATACGAGGTGCTGCCGTACATGACGCGCGGCGGCCTGGACATCGGCTGCGGCCCGAAAAAAGTTTGGCCGCACCTCATCGGCATCGACTCCGGCAAGGACACCGAACTCTTCGGCGTCGCCATGAAGCCGGACATCGTCGTCGGCACCGCAGAGCGCCTCGCGCTCTTCGCCGACTGCTCGGCCGATTCGGTGTTCAGCTCCCACACCCTCGAACACATCGACGACTGGCGCGCCGCGCTCGCCGAATGGTGGCGCCTTGTCAAGGTCGGCGGCCACCTCATCCTGTACCTGCCGCACCGCGACCTCTACCCGAACATCGGCCAGCCCGGCGCCAACCCGGACCACAAGCACGACTTCCATCCAGCCGACATCGAAGGCGCGATGGCCGGCATCGGCTCCGACTGGTCGCTGCTGGTGTCCGAAACCAGAGACCAGGGCAACGAATACAGCTTCCTGCAGGTGTTCCGCAAGGAAACCGCCGAGCATGGCCACAGCTATGATTTCAGCGCCTCCAGGCCGGAAAAGACCGCCGGCATCGTCCGCATTGGCGCCAAGGGCGACGCCCTCTGGGCCAGCTCGCCCGCCGCGCTGCTCAAGGAACAGGGCTACCACGTCACCGCCTTCGTCGCCGTCACCGGCGAGGAAGTGCTGCGCCACGACACGAACATCGACCGCCTCGTCACCCTGCCCAATGGCGTGCTCAACGACGACGAGCTGCTCGCCTTCTGGGCGCACCAGGCCGGAAAGTTCGACAAGTGGGTGAACCTCATCGGCTCGGTCGAGCAGCGCCTGCTCTACCACCCCAGCAGCAACGAGTTTTTCCTGCCGCACAAGCTGCGCCACCGCTACGGCAACGCGAACTACCTGGAGACCATCCACGACTACGCCGACCTGCCGCACGTCTTCCGGCAGAAGTTCCACCCCAGCGCCGAAGAGGCAAAGTGGGCGCGCGAGACGCGCGAAAAATTCCTGCCGCCCGGCCCGCTGGTCATCCTCAACGCCTGCGGCTCCGGCCCGGCCAAGACCTGGCCGCACGCCCAGGCCTTCCTCGAACGCATGGCCGCTGCCGGCATCGTCACCGTCGTGCTGGGCGACGTGCGCGGCATCGCACTCGAAGAGGTCAACGAATACACCGCCATCGTCGGCAACGGCTGGCCGGTGCGCGCCGCGCTCGCCTTCGCCCAGATCGCCGACGCCGTCGTCGCAACCGAAAGCATGATCGCCAACGCGGTCGCCATGGAGCCGATGCTCAAGGTGATCCTGCTCTCGCACTCAAGCAACGAGAACCTCACAAAGCACTGGAAGAACACCGCCGCGCTCGAAGCGACGGCCATCAGCTGCCATCCCTGCCACCGCATCCACGCGACGCTCGATTTCTGCGCCAAGGACACCGCCACCGGCTGCAGCGCCTGCATGGCCAGCTACACCGCCGCCACCGTCGCCGACTTCGTCATCGAGCGGCTGGCAAACCGGGAGGCCGCATGATCGCCATGCTCGAGGACGACCTCGACACCTTCCTCGATACCGCCGACTTCGCCGAAATCGCGCTCTCCGGCGCGACGCCGATCAACGGCATCTTCGACAACGGCTACGCCAGCGCCATGGGCATGGCCGGCAGCGGCCCGACCTTCACTTGCAAGAGCAGCGACGCCACCAGTCTCAACCCCGGCACCTCCACCTTGACCATCAGGTCCTCCTCCTACCTGGTGGTGGGGGTGGAGGCTGACGGCACCGGCATGACCCTGCTGCGCCTGGAGGCCGCATGACCCACGCGCGCCGGCAGATCCGCGAAGCCGCCGCCACGGCGCTTACCGGGCTCTCGACCACCGGCAGCCGCGTCTTCCAGTCGCGCATGAAGCCGACCGAGAGCCTGCCCTGCCTGCTCGTCGCCGTCGATGACGAAGAGATCGAGCAGACGCCGCAATCGCGCCAGGCGCGCAGCCTCACCCTCACCGTGCGCGGCATGGCCAAGAGCGGCGCCACGGTGGACGACACCCTTGACGCCATCGCCGAGGAGGTCGAGACCGCCGCGCAGGCCGCCGGCACGCTCGGCGGAAAGGTGCCGGGCGGCCTCGTCCTCAAGAGCATCTCAACCGAATTTGACGAAACGCTGGAAAAGCCGGCCGGCGTGATCGTGCTCGAGTACCAAGCCGGCTATTTCACCGTCGCCGGCGCTCCCGGCACTTTTGTTTAGGAGAAAGAGATGACAGTACAAGTCTGGAGCAACGTCGCCGTCGCGGTCGAGTCGGCGAAGTCCGCCTCGCAAACCATCAGCGGCATCACCAAGGCCAATCCGGCCGTCGCCACCTACGTCGGCACCGACCCGTCGAACGGCGACTACATCCTCGTCACCGCGCTTGGCATGACGCAAGTCGACGGGCGCATCTTCCGCGTCGCCAACGTCAACGCCGGCGGCAACACGCTGGAGCTGGAAGGTTGCGACTCCTCCGCCTTCGACACCTTCACCAGCGGCAGCCTGGAGATCATCACCTTTGGCACCTCGCTGACGGTGGCCACCAACGTCAGCGCCTCCGGCGGCGACTTCCAGATGATCGACGTGACCACCATCCACGACGACATCCAGAAGCAGATCCCCGGCAACGCCTCGCCGGTGAGCTTCTCCATGGACTGCCAGTGGCAGCCCGACGACGCCGGCCTGGTCGCGCTGAAAGCCGCCTCCGACAACAAGGAACAGCTCGGCGTGCGCATCACCTTCGCCAACGGCTACAAGTACCTGGTGACGGGCTACATCGGCTGCACGCTGTCGCCCGGCGGCTCGGCGCAGCAGGTGGTCACCACCCCCGTCGTGATCACCGCGTATGGCCGTCCGACGACCTACGCGACCTGATCCGGTCAAGCAGCCGGCGCCCGGCGCCACCCTTTCCGCCGGGTCGGCCGCGTCTCCACTCCAGCGCGGCGCGCCGGCTGCTTCCTCTTCCTGGGGTGGTGGAAATGGAGTGTCTACTATGTTCAAGCTGCAACCCAACCCGACCTTCAAGGCGAAGGTCCCGATCACCATCCCCGGCCAGGACAAGCCAGCCCTGGTCGAGATGGAGTTCCGGCACATGAGCCGGGAAGCCGTCAAGGCGTTTTTCGAGGGCATCGCCGGCAAGTCCGACGCCGACGCCCTGTCAGAGATCGTCGTCGGCTGGTCCGGCGTCGACCAGGCCTACTCGGCGGAAGCGCTGGCCGTCATGCTCGACAACTATCTGTCCGCGGCCGCCGCCATTTACGAGACGTTTCGCCGTGAGCTCTTCGAGGCCCGCGCAAAAAACTGAGCGCGCTCGCGCGGGCGCTCGTCACTGGAGCGCCCGACGCGGGCGATGCCGCCTTCTGGGATGCGCTCGGCATCCCGCCGGAGATGCGCGCCGGCATCGCGGAATCCGCGGTGACGGAGATCTGGCCAGAGAACCTCGCCGCGTTCGAGGCCTTCGGCGGCCTGCTCACGCAATGGCGCACCGGCATGTCCGGCCCGACCGGCCTGGACTACGCCGCGCTGCCGGTGGTGATGGACCTGCAGGACGTGCCGCCGTCCGCGCGCCGGCAGATGTTCGAGGACATCCGCCTCATGGAGGCCGCGGCGCTGGAAGCGATGCGGAAAAAGAAGTGAGCCATGGCTGACAACAAGACCAAGATCGTCATCAGCGCCGAGGACCGCGCCAGCGGCGCGATCAAGGGCATCACCACGCAACTGCAGGGCCTGGTCGCGCCCGTGGCCGGATTGTCCGCCGCCTTTGCCGGCCTGGCCAGCGCCGTCGGCGGCCTGAGCCTCGCCGCCTTCGTCAAGGACGCCGTCGCCGTCGGCTCCAAGCTCAACGATCTATCGACCGCCACCGGCGCCACCGTCGAACAGCTCTCGGCGATGGGCGACATCGCCCGGCTCTCCGACACCGGCCTCGACCAGGTTGCCACCGGCCTGCAAAAGCTCTCGAAGAACATGGTCGACGCCGCCAGCGGCGGCAGGCAATCGGCCGCCGTCTTCAAGGCGCTCGGCGTCGGCGTCCGTGACAGTTTTGGCAGCCTCCGCGACAGCGGAGAAATGATGCAGTCGGTGGCCAAGGCCATCGCCGGGCTGTCCAGCGGCACCGAACGCGCCGCCGCCGCCCAGCTCGCCTTCGGCAAGTCCGGTGCGCAGCTGCTGCCGATGATGAAGGACCTGGCCGAGGCGGGCGACCTGCAGGCGCGCTGGACCACCGAACAGGCCGACCTGGCCGATCGCGTCGGCGACAATCTCGACAAGCTGGGCATGGCCTATCAGCACGTCGGCGAGGAAATCGGCAAGAGCGCCCTGCCGGCGATGCGCGACCTGACCGAGGTCATGCTCGAGGCCGCCACCGCGCCCGGCTCGCTCGCCGCCGGCATCAAGGAACTGGCGCAGGACGGCACCCTGCAGGAATGGGCCGAAGGCGGCGCGCTCGCCGTCGCCGCGCTGGTGGACGTGCTGCGCGCCGCCGCCGGTAGCGTCGAGGTGGTCGGCAAGGGCATCGGCGCCGCCGCCGCGCTGATCGTTGCGAAAAGCCCCGAACAGGCCAAGGCCATCGTCGCGGCCTTCGGGAAGGACTTCGACCGCATCTGGAACCAGGAGCAGCTAGTCGACAAGCTCAAGGCGCGCTTCGCGCAGTTGCCCGCGGAGATGGCAAAGGCGGCCGCCTCCGCCGGCGGCACCGGCTTCGCCGACCTGCTCGACAAGGAAAACAGGAAGATCGCCAAGAGCGTCGACGAATTCGCCCGGCTGATGGAGAGGCTCAACGCCAAGGACGCCGGCATCGACGCCTCCTTCTGGAAGGACCTGGCGACGCTGCACGACGCATACGACAAGGGCCGCATCGGCATCGAGGCCTACCGCGCCGCCGTCGAGAAGCTCGTCACGCAGCAGAAATTCCACCAGGACGCGCTCGCCGCCTCCGCCAAGGCGGAAAAGGAATGGGCCGATGCCGCCAACCGCGCCGCCGAAGCCGGCCGCCGCTCGCTCGAGTCGCTCCAGGAGAAGGCCCGCGCCGCCGAGGAGGAGCTTGCCACCTACGGCCTCACCCGCAGCGAGATCGAGGACACCATCATCGCGCGGCTCGAGGAACAGCGCGCCGTCGCCGCCGCCTCCGACAACGAATATGCGCTGGTCGAGGCGCTCGACGCCGAGATCGAAGCGCGCCGCCGCCTGCGTGACGCCTCGCGCGGTCTGGAGGTCAAGGAGGCCAGCCGCAAAGCCATCGACGACCAAACCAAAGCCTGGGAAAACTTCTCCCGCGACATCGAGCAGAGCCTCACCGACGCCCTGATGCGCGGCTTCGAGTCTGGCGAATCGTTCGGCGAGAACTTCGTCAAGACCTTGCAGAACACGCTCAAGACCGCCGCGCTGAAGTTCGCCGTGCAGATGGTGGTGCAGCCTGTGATGGGCAGCGTTGGTCAGGCGCTCGGCTACACGCAGGCCGGCGCCGGCGGCGGCGGTCTGGGCGGCATGAGCAATATCTTCTCGCCGATCTCGAACATCGCCACGTCTTCCATCGGCGGTTCGGCCTTCGGCGCCGGCATGCTCTCCGGCGTGTCCGAATCCCTGCTCGGCGCCTCCTTCGTCGGCCCGTCCGCCTCGCTCGCCGGCAACGCCAGCATCGCCGCCGGCGCGTCAT